ACTACCACCTTGCCGCAATACCGTTATCGTTTTTGTCGTCGTTCCTGCAACACTCAGACCTGTGACGCTATCAGCGTAAGAGGTATTCCATTGAGTGGAAGTACCACCTAACGCTGTTATAGCGCCCCCTGCCGTTATAGCGTTCCCAACGGTTAAATTTTGAGTACTATCGTAAGTGAAACTGGCATCACTTGTTAAACCGCTTGCGCTATCCCACGTAGGGATTCTCGTATCCGCTCCGTCACCCGTGACTGTTCCTAAGTTAGTAGTATATAACGCTCCGTTAGTTATCTCCGTATTATCGATGTCGAAAGTCAGATTGCTTAACCCTTCTCTTTCTAATATAACCTCCCCGCCAGTGACGCTACCACCTGTGACGTAGTTATTATCGCCTGATTCGTCTGACCAAGTAGCAGTTAAAGAACTACCGTCTTGTTGCATTACCGTTATCGTTTTCGTCGCCGCTCCTGCGACGCTCAGGCCCGTTATGCTATCACTATAAGCAGTATCCCAGTAACCTACTTTTGTATCTGTAATAGTGTTGCTACCACCAAGAGTCACTATCCCGTCGTCTCTAACCGAAAGAAGCGCGGTATTAGCGCTATTTTTGATTTTTAAAGCGTAATCGCTCGATCCTGAGCTTGATGATTTCAGATCTAACCTAGCCGTTGGCGTGTCAGATGTTCCGATACTAATGCTATTGGTCGTCGTTTCTCCATTATCGGTGACTTCTTGTAATGTATCATATGATCCAACTTGTGCATCGACATATCCTTTCGATGCTGCATCGGTATCTTCTATAGGGGTTTGGGGTATTGTGACTTGGCCTACAAACTCACCAGATCCTGCAACATGTAATTCGCCACTGACGTTTAAATTGCCGCCATTAGCTTCATCTCCATCTAATCCCCCTCCGATAGTAAAGTCTCCGACTAATGATTGGTCTCCTTGGTTATAAAGATTTAAATCTGGGCCTTCGTCGTTAGGTTCGAGAGTATATGGCCCTATAGTTAATAGCTCTGGCTCAAACCCGACTTCACTGTCTGCTAATAATTTAAAAAAGAGAGGAGTTGCTTCTTGTATACCATCATTAGCAGTAAGTCTAATGCGCTGCCCTTCTTGAATTGAATTTAATGGATAATTACTTACTAAGCTACTCCTGTTTGTCGCAAAATCTCCAGATGTCCCATTCCATATAGTAAGATCGCCTAGATTAGTAAAGTTCGGACTCTCATTAAAACCCAACGTTAATTCTATGAATCCAGTAGACCCAGATGTGTTGATAGGTTGGTTGTTAAAATACTTAATCGCATCAGCTCTATCAGCGGCGGAAGTTATGCTCCCAGTGTCTGGTGGAAAATGATTAGTAAGGTTTTCATTTAAGGAGGTTTGTCCAGAAGATTGGACTATTACTTGATCGAAAGTCGCCGTGTTAGCGTAAAGGTAAAACTCTCCAGTGGATATACCTCCATCTGCATTTACAATTTCATTTCTTATTCCAAAATTCCTATTATAAGAGCCGAAGACATCTATGTTTTGGGAGCGAGAGAAAGTGAAGGTCGAATCTCCATTTGTTCTGTAGCTAGGAAATACTACATTAGCATCAGAATCTAAAATGCTAATTATTTGTTTTTCAATAAAAGGGTCAGCTGCTATTTGAGACGCAGAAGTCAGTAGTTCTCCATTTCTGTTTAAGATGTTAAACTGCAAAGATACATCGCTTCCATTTTTATATACTCCACTACCTGTTATCACCTTATTCAGGTCATCGAGATCTGCGCTATAAACACTGTCGAATTCATAAATGCTACGAGTAGTAAAACTCCCTTCGTAGTATCCACTTGTAGTAATATCACCAGCGGTAGTTCCGATACCTATTTTGGTCGGCGCTGAATTAGTGCCTCCTATATAAGTGGCATAAAAAGCTGCGCCATATTCTTGACCTTTTTTTGTATAGTATACATCGGTAGAGCCTACTTCAACGTAAGGGCCGTCCTCTGATCTTAAATCTCCGATAGGGGTCGCACCGCCAATAACAGTGGCCGCGCCAGTATAAAGATTGGGATAAGCCGCTCCTATAGATGCGGGTAAAGAGCTAGAGCCTTCTAGAATTGCGCTTACAAAATTGACGCTAGTCCATCCAGAAGCAATCGCAGCGGCATTCAAATAACCCCCCGCCCCTGTAGCTCCAGTTGCGAATTCTCTTGCTTCTTTTGCGTATGCAAAGGCTGCTCCACTTCTGGGAGTCTTTAATACTGTATAGCCCGTGTAGTTCATTATAGAATAGTGATGTTATTTAAAAATGATTTGGAGTAAACGAGCGCTTCTTCGTAGAGGATGAATATTCCAGTGTTTATATATGGAGAGTTATAGTATGCGTTTCCTCCATCGCGGCCCATATTCCCTAGTGTATTTACACCTACATTAAATACACCTACTTGATTTAATCCAGATAGACTAATACTAGTAACATTTTTTGGGGTAGTTGTGTCAACTACTTGACCGTTGGGCAAAGTGAGCCTGACTCCATACCCTTCATTATCGGTGACATCAGTCCATTCCCCTGTTATATTGAACGTCTGATCTGCAGTGTTGGGTATCCCAGTCGTTACATCGCCTACAAACGCAGGGGGGTCTAAAGTCGTATACGTCACTCCGTTAATTGTTTGAGCGACTTGATAACTATAAGTATTAGCTTTATTTTCTATACTGATATTTTTATCAATCAAATTAAATTTACCAGTATCGTATTTTGTGGCAGTCACAAGATACTCATTAGGGTTCTCCTCTTTCATAGAGATAATTTTATAAAAGAAAGGGCTAGCATCTTTAATTTGAAATTTGGTTGTACTTCCTAATTGCAATAATGGTAATATCTCTGGCCTGTCGAATCCTGAGACTAAACATCCATATTCTAGATTGGTTACTATACCAGTGACGCTAATTTCTGTTATTTGCTCAGGGGCTATATTAGATAGCTCATAATTAGTTATACCTCGACTATAGCCTGTAAAACTATTTAAATCAAAACCAGCAAATGCAACAGAGCTTCCCCTTTTATCGCCAGAATTCATATCTAGAACAGCTATTTCTCCTGTATTAAATGTTAGGAGGCTTTGAGCGCCTGTATCTTTGGCGATAAAATCACCAGAAGCTAAAGATATAGCGTTTCCAGAACCAAGAACCCAGCCAGTTACACCTGTTTCGAAATATACGTTTTTGCTAGCTGTTCCTGTATAAGAAGCGTAAGCAGAATATCTAGTGTCTCCACTAACAAATCCAGAAGCTTCGTATCCCTCAGTATAACCTGAAAAGTGATACTCTCCAGTGAAAGGATGCCAAGAGTTCGAGGTTGAACCTGTAATAGTAAAGCTGTCATATCTTTGTCTAATTTGATTAGCTATAGTATCTAACTCATCTATACTATCTACGCCAGTAGGACTATACACAGTTAGAACTCCAGTATTCATAGTATCAGAGAAGTTATTGCTAATTCTAATTGTCTCGTTTTCTAAATTGACATCTAAAACTTTGCCGAAATTAGTTATATTGGTTTTTAATTCATCTTCTATTATAACCAGATCTCCAGGTTTACATAAGAGAGTCTCTAAACCCGAAGTAAAAGCTACTTGTTGGTTTTCTTTTATTTTGGAAAAGATTTGATGTTTAGCAGCTCTACGGGCCATAGCTCTAGAGGTTATGCCTACACCTTCTATACGTTTCTTGAAAATACCACGCTCTTTTATATCTTCCTCGTCTTCAATAACTTCTATTTTAGGTTCGTAGTTATTAAATCTATCTTTATATCCTATTTCTATAGTATTGAATTGTTCGTCTCTTCTGTTGTTGGAGTAGAAAAACAAACCATCTTTGACGCTTTCGTTAGTAAACAAATTAATCGCGGCTCTAGGTCTATCGTCCACGAAGTTAATCTCAGAATTGCTAAAGAAAGTCCTTCCCCTAAAGAGTGCAGCTATAGTGTTTATAGCGTCAAATATTTTTTCTCCTTGATCAAAGACTATATTGCAAGAGAAACGGGGTTCTTTCCCTCCTCTACCATCTGTGACCCCTAAGAAATAACCTTGGTTATCTACATTGTCGCAAAATCTACCTATTTTATAGAGTTGCCATTTATTAATTTGATTAATATTGATATGCGAACCCATACCATATCTGACATTAGTTAATAGATCATACAATATCCATGCAGGGTTATCTGTCCATTGTAGAGTTTCATGGAATGAGCCATCCCAATCTCCTTTATAAATTAATTTATCTTTTTGGCTAGCATTATCGAACTCTTCTTCAGTATCGTAATATCTTTTATCTATGCCTTTATTAGTTGGGAAATAATTTCTAGGGATTTTTACTTTTTTGAGTTTGCAGTCATAAGCTCTTTTGGGAATACTGCCAAAAGACCTAGAATCTAATTTCGTACCTACTATAGCAGAAAATGGGTAGGGTAGATTTGCATTGATAATTTCTGTGACTTTGCGAACCGATACGACTTTATCTAATAGGACAGAATTACTCTCATAAGAAAGTTTTGTTATTTTTACATATCTGTTTCGCGTTTGCATTTCACCGACAACTCCAGCCTCTATAACTTGCTCTCTATTTGCTGTGAGAGAACTCTTTTCTTGGGCTTCGTTAGGGGGTAACTGGAAAGGTTGAGAAAGATAGTTAAGATTATCATCTGCCCCATTTAATTCTACTACAAACTCTCTACCGCTAGCTCCTTTATAATCGGGGTTGCCAATGTCGATCAAAGTGCTTCCTTCTATTAAAGCTACTATCCTGAAGTAGTATTTTCTAAATCGTATTTGCCCTTCAGAGTTATCGCTTTTTTTACCGATAAAGCCAGTTTCTACTTCTATGTTTAATACGGTAGGGAAACTTGTCCCTATACTCAAATCTTTATTATCTTCTAATCTTCCATCCCTTACGTTTGTAACTTTTTTAACAAGAGTGTCTTTTAGAGAAGAAACATCTAAAGTTATAAAAGCCTCTTCTACATTAGGATTGTAGATTATATGTATGACTGAGATAGCGTCTTCACCGAAATCAGCTAAAGAGCTTTCTGCCCAAGATGAATAATTTCTAGGCTTGCTCCCAGCATCTAGTCTTTCGTCATCGCTTCCTTCACCAACGGGTAAACCATTTTCTAATAATGTATTGAAGTTAGAGGCTGATTGCCCGACTACTTCTTCTCTTGATAGCATAGAGGGATTAGCGGTGATACGCTGTGGTGCATTTGTTTGTTCCTCTGAGTTATTGGCGTTACCGTTAGCTTTAGCGGTCCCGAAAGGCCCGAATAGCTCCTTGCTATATTGATGATCAATAAAAATATTTTTGAAATTATCGAAAGGCTGTTGACTCTCTTCGCCTTTGCGTATTTCGGCTAAAACGTTACTGTAATTAAATTTTAAGTTATTCGTTTGAATATTATTAACCGTAGGGTCTACAGATATTGTCGAATAGCTTGATTCATTTCCAGTCCTTCTTGTGTATCTTAAAGAGTTTAAATCTTTTAACCCCTTTATAATTTCTTGTGGAATTTTAAGCGTGTAGTTTTTTCCATAAGTAATCCTTCTTCCTCGGCTAGTATTAGTAAAATTATCGATAGCTTCGTTTTCTATAGGGAATTGGAAAATCAAGAACCCGTGCATAGCTCCAGTTAAAATACCATCGTTAGAGACTACGGGACAAGTGACATCAGTGACTTTTATCCCGTTGTTTTGCATATAAGCTATAAGGTTAAAACCGTAGTTAGATCCATAAGGCAAAGTCTGCATTTTCATCAAAGAAGATCCATCTAATATGTTTTTACCTATTAAATTGGGGTTCGAGGAAGTCACCTTACATATTGCTATCCCTCCTGATTCCCCATTTACATACTCAGTGAAGAGGTTTTCTACACTTCCTTCTGTCCACCCTATTCTACCCAAAGCCCTCT